TGGCGAGCCGATCAGACCAGCAGGTGGCCTCGCAGAAAAACAGGCTGGTGAGCCGGTTGCCGACCAGGATGACCGGGCGCACATGGCCGAACTCGCCGCAGCAACTGCACCGCATTGAGGGGCGGGCGTTGGCCGGGACGGTCTTCACCACGGTTTCACTGGCGGCGCGGGCCAGTGGCCAGCAGGTTTCGACGCAGTAGGGGTAAGAGCGGCGACCGTGTCGGCCCGCAACAGGCAGGCAAACCGCCATCTGGCGGCACTTGGTGCAGGGCTCAAGCGTCACGATATTGCTGTTTGCAGGGCGCACGACGCCCAAAGCCGGGGCAAGCCCAGCTGGTTTTTGGTGAGTCATTAGATGGCGCTCCCGTCTGGTTTGGGGGCTGCTGCGAGCATGGCGCGATAAACTCTTCTGTAAGCGTCATGGCACCGATACTTGATTGCGGCTTTTAGCGTGGCGTTGGCACACATCTCTTGAGTAGGTTCCACCGGAACCAGCTTCCATCCCTCTGGCACTGAAACCGAAATCGGAACATCAATTTCAATGGTCTGCGCATGCATCATCCGGATGCGCATGTCAGGTGTGAGCTTGATGGACAACTTCATACCGCACCCCCAGCATGCAGTGTTCTGACTTTGGCTGATGCCTGACGGGCGGCCTGACGGGCTTGGCGGCACAAGGTCAGATGGGTTCTGGCCGGAGTGCGCTGGCCATGGGGGCCATCTGCGCGCAGGTCTACCAGGTCAAGCTGCAGGCCGTGCAGGCGCGCTTCGGCGGTCAGCATTTTGTCGACCCACTGGTCGATCAGTTGTTGGTGGATCATTTGATGGTCTCCCCCAGTCCGTGGAGTGGCTCGCACTCGGCCCACCACTCGGCGATCTCTGTGGCCAGCGCGACTTCACCGCCACCCAGCGCCAGCCAATACACGGCGCGGATGGCGCCCAGGGCCAGCAGCTCCTTGGCGATGTTGCGGTTTCGGCGGGCATCACTGCCCGAGGTGTTGAACTCCTCTTGCGCTGCTTCCCAGTGCTTGGTCAGTGGGCTTACCGGTGCTGGCGGCTGCATATGGACGGGGCCAGATTCGGCGCCGCCCAGCTCGTCGACCGGCGGCTCCAGTTCGAACAGGTCGTCAGTCACAGGGCACCCCCTTCCATTTCGCTGTAATCCGGCTCGTCGATTGCAACGTGGCCAGCCTCGATACGGATGGAGATCCCCAGTTCGCCGCAGCAGCAGAGCGGGGCAGTGGGTACAAGGCGCGCTTCGTTCTCGGCTATCCACTGTTTCAGGCAGGCGAGGGTCATGATGGTCTTGCTCATGCCTGACCTCCGTTGCAACGGCAGATGCCGAACAGTTCATAGGTCAGTGGACCCGGCGCGCCCTGCATAGTGATGCCGGTGCGCGCGACTTGGACCCTGTCACCACCCCGAACCCGGATTGTCACAGTCGCTACACCTTCCTCGACGATGACGCCATCGACAGCTTTGAGCTGGGTGGTTCTGGCGCGCTGGATCACCCGCTTGAAGGTCACCTTGTCTCCGCAGCGAAAGGCGGCCGGATCCGGCAGGCGGTAACGCCCGCACTGTTCACATTTCATGTTGTTCATGCGGCTACTCCTTCCAGTACACAGGCGCGGCCGGAGGCCAGGGTTTCGATACGGGCGGCGTGGCGCTGGCCTCTGAGCCAGTGGCCGCGCACTTTGATGTAGCCATGGCGCACCAGGTAGGCGACGGCATCGGCGGGAGAGGGGGCGATGTGCTTGGCGGTGATGGCGATCATTGGGCACCCCCTTGCAGCTCATGGGCAAAAGGCGGCTGTAATACCACGGTGCTGTCTGGGCCGCTGGCCATGTCCACGCCGATGATGTGCGGGCCGTCCATAAATGGCAGGTCACCATCAGCCAACTGCTCGACTTCAACCTCTGGCGGCATGAATACCAGTCCCTGCTCATCGTCCCGCCACCTAAAGCAAGCCTTGGCATCGGTGACCAGCCATTCTTCCGCTTCCTGCGGATTGGCCTCGGCATAGGTAATGAACATTCGAAGGAACGGCATTCCGCCGACGTATTTGGTGATGGAGGAATACAGGGACATCACCGGCGGCCGCTGGCCACCCTGCAGGATCTCGAGGCGCTTGGTCAGCTCTGCGTAGATGTCGAGCAGGGCCAGCTCGTCGGCCAGTTCGGCCAGGGCCTCAAGGCTCGCCTCGATGGCGAGGCTGTGACATGCCCCGAGCTGGGGGCGGTGGGTATTTATCAAGGAGTTGGCGACTTTGCGGATCGCCTGTTCTGCTGTAAGATTGTTCATGAGGTTTTCCTCGCTGATTGATTGAAAGCCCCGCTGGTGTTGGCGCACCGATAGCGGGGTTTTTTATTGGCCGCTTCCGGCCACCTTCTGCAAAACCGCTCTGCGGCTTTCCAATATCCCGGCCTGCTCGTTGAGCTCGGCCCGGCGCTTGTTCTCGTGTTCTGCCTGTTCCTGCTCGCTGCGGGTCGGCCCCTCAATGCGGCGGGTGGTGCGGTGCCATTCGCGGCGGTGCAGCACGCCGCCATCAAACTCGTGCAGGGTCGCCAGCAGCTCCCCCAGGGCGAGGCGGATCGCCTCCTGTTGCTCAAAATCGAACTGGTCCAGCGCCTGCCCGGCGAGGGTGGTCGACACCCCGGCGGCGTAGCAGATGACGGCGCGGGCCCGGGTCGGCAGGCGTGACCAGCGGCTGGCCGCCCCATTGCGGCCGAACTTGGCGCGCATCTCTGCCAGCGCCACTTCTGCGGCGCTGGGTTGTTGAACGAGCTCGAAAATCTGTGCGGTGTTCATGGGGTGGCCCTCCGGTTATGCCTGCAGCAGCTTGGTCAGCCAGTGCGGGCGGGGTTGATGGCACGGCTGGAAGCGCAGCGCGCCACGGCGGCCCTTGCTGTCTTCCAGATAGCTGCCGTCAAAGCGGGTGGTGTTGCGCATCACCGGCTCGTCGCCGCTGATGACGACATTGGCGCGGTTGAACAGCAGAAAAGGCAGCGGGATCAGCCCCGGCTGCTCGGCGCGAAGTTTCATGCTGGCTCCTTGAGCGGGACGCTCTTCGACATGGTTTTGCAGTTTTTGCCCACGCCCTTGCAGGTCGGCAGCACGATGGCCGGATTGGGCATGGCGGATGGGCTGATGGTGCCAACGATTTCAAACGCCGCCTTGAAGGTGTGACCGCAGTCGACATTGCTGCAGGCGTAATAGGCATGGCCTGTCAGCGGACTCATTTTGGTGGAGGTGCGGGTATTCGCGTGGTAACCGCAGTGGGGGCAAATCAATCTCATGGTCTGGTCTCCTATGCGCCGAGGGCTGCGCGGGCCATGTCGGCAGCACACGCAAGACCAGGAACGGCGTGAAAGCGGTCTTCGACTTCGGTGGCGATCAGCACCAGGTGCTCGATGCCCGCCCAGATGCCGGTGACGACGGTGTTTCTGTGGGATTTGGTGACGCGGTCACCGGCGAGGATGGTGGTCGCCTGGGCGGTGACGCCCATGATCTGTGCCCCCGCATTAAGCGCCTGCTGGGCGCGGGCCTCTGGCGCGACGATGGCGGCGGCAGGCAGGCGGACGGCCGTCAGTTGGCAGTCAAATAGCAGGCCATCAAACAGGGTGTCATCGCCAGTGGCGTGGTAGAGGGCGATGAGATCCTGCGCAGTCAGGTTGTGCCGCTCACACGCCGGGTTGAATTTGTTGTGCAGCACGTGGCTGGACATGCCGATGGCTTCTGCCAGCTGGCTGATGTTGTGCGCCTGTTTGAACAGGTCGCAGGCCCCTGCAAAGTGGCTGTGTGAATGAGTGCGTTCGTTTGACACTTTATCCCCCTGTGCTCAATCGCTACCGTTAGGTCAAGCAGCAGCGCGTTGGCGCGACTTGCTGGTCGAATCCTTGGCCACACGACGACGGGAGTTCTCATGAACAAACTTGAAGTAGTGCTCAGGCTCCTTGGTCATCTCGCGCCAGCGGTGCAGGTTGATCCACGGCTTGTCGCCAGCACGCAGCTTGGGGACGATGGGCAGGCGCCCGTCGCTGATCATGTCCTGGGCGGTGCGCAGGGGCAGGTCGAACTTGAGCTCGTCCCGCAGCATGGTGAGGAAGGCGTCCAGCGGAATGGCCGGCAGCATGGTGAGCGCAAGGCTCTGTTTGATGGTTTCCAACTGGCGCAGCACTTCTGCCAGTGCGTCAACTGGAGGTAGAACAGCGTCACCTATCGGTGCGGCATGCGCCCCTAAAGGCTGTTTTTCGGTGTCACGTTGCGTCATACTGCGCC